TGGATATATGTCTTTAAATTCCTTTGGTTCCTGCACGACTCTTCATACCTTCCAAGTATTGTTCATCTGTTAATCCTAGCATACGAGCATAACTCTGCTGTTCTTTTGTTACTTGCTGTCCCTCTAGCCCTGGAGTAGAACCCTTACCTATTTCTAGGTCAGTCAGGTTCTTTTCAGACATAAGCTTTAATAGTTTCTCTGCTCCTGCCTTTTCCCCCTTGTCCGTAGCTTCACGTTTAGCAATATCAAAAGACATAGCTTTATATGCTGTCTCTAGGTCGACTCCAAGATTATTATCCAAAGAGAACTGAACTACTGCATCTACATTTGCATTTGGGTATTTCTCTAGTAAGTTACTTATTCTGAATCTAAACTCATCCTCGGCACTTCTTTGCTCAACAAATGCTACTCTGTTCTTAATTTGAGTTAATTCATCAAGTACAGGTTTAGGTAGCTCTTCATTATAATCCCCCTGCTGTTCCCCCACTGGTCCACTACCTGATCTCCTGGTCTCAATAATGTTAGCAATATCTTGAGCTAGTGCTGGGTCGTTTTGGATTAGAGTCTCAAACTGTTCGTAACCTTGCAAACGCCCCTTCATTTTGTCTAATTCCTTCTTCTCCTCAGCAATCGTCTGAGTCTTTTGAGTGTCAGTAATGTTATCTTAATGTCACCACTAAGCTCGGACTATATCTTTTTCTGGGGCGCTTATGGTCTTATTGTGTTGTAGCTCACTCAACCTAGTCTCTACACCTTCTAGAATATTCTTTACATCATTTCTCAGATGTTCTACATCTTCTAGCTTGGCTCGGTATTGTCTTAGATCATGGTGATTTAAGAGTTCCACCGAATTCACCCCATTTAAAGGTGTTTGTCTAAGTTTCTTTAACCTTTTATGAAACTCAGAACATTTATCCCAATAACTACTTGGATACTTACCTCCTTGATGTTTAGCTATCCATTTCCTTCTCCAGACTAAAAATCTTTTTAATTCCTTAGCTTGATGGTATTTAATAATTAAGTATGGAGTAATCACATCAAGGAACTTTAAACAGTTATTGTCATATATACAGAGACAGTACAGGTTCTGTCTGTTCTCTTGGTTTGGTTCATATAAATAGAAGTTTATTTTGAATTCCTCACCAAGGATACTTTTAAATACAGCTAAAGATAATCCATCAACCATATTTATCATTATACTGGCTCTATAAGAGGGACTTCCATTTGGCCTAGTAATTTTGATTATATTTAAACATCCCTCTCCATCAATAAGACCCGCTAAGTAGGAAAGAAATCTTCTTTCTTTTGTAGTCATCTTAGCTATTCACACCTTTCTTAGATCAACACTGTTAATCTTTTTGTCTCATTAACCCCTCTGCGAGTTCTTGATGGGTAAACTTTTGTTTTTGTCCATCAACCTCAATTTCTACAGTTGGAATCTCTTCTCCAGGTGCTCCTGATGGAGTTGGATTAAGTTGTTCCATTACTCATTCCTTTCTTTAGTGTTTTTTCTTTTTCTTATGTGCCCCTTTGATCTTCCCCTTGTTTACTGACGCATAGAATACTTGTTCTCCTTTCTTTTTGCCATACTGTTTCTTCATTGCAGCTTTAATTTTTCTGCCCTTTTTAGTTTCTGGCACATTTACCCCTCCTCCATGCCTGCTTCTTCAGGGAGCATCTGTGTTTGTCCTGGGAGTTGTCCTGGTAATCCTTGAGGTGCTCCTTGTCCTAGAGGTTGGCCTTCCATTGGGGCTCCTCCAGGGGGTGCTCCTTCCATAGGTGGACCAGGTTGTGGTTGTTGAGCTGATAGGTTAGCTTCCATCATTTGTTGTTTAGCCTGGTTCATTCTATTTATAACAGCCTTTCTGTTAGGCCATTCAGCAGCTTCCAGCATAGCCTCTTGGTCCAGGCACTCTAAGCTGAATAGTTGTACTCCCTGCTGGTATCTAGCTGTTTTAGATACTGGGAGGGTACTACCTGTAGCTATTTTGATTTCAAAGTTCTGTTTATAGGGAGTCTTTTTAGACCTACTCTGTTCATCTGTCAGTTCCATGTCAGAGTTAAAGGTTAGTATTATTGGTTGATACTCCCTGGATACTAAGCGGATTAGTCGGTCGTCATTATAAAACTGTTGTACTCTGCTTATTAACATTTTAGACAGCTCTCTTAGCGAAGCTTCAAAGTATCTTACTTTTAGACGTATTCTAGTTTGAGCTGCTTCTTGAAGTTCTAATATTGAACTAGCTGCTGTTACTCCTGTTGGTCTTCTACCCTGTGTTACATCATGTACTCCACTTATAGCATCCATATTACCCTCTGTGTGCTCTATGGATTGGAATACATAGGACGGTAGTGGAGGTGGAGCATCTCTTCGTACTTCTGTACCTCTGTTCTTCTCTACTACTAATCCTGGGCGATTAGTGAGATTATCTATATCTACACCTGATTGGTGGTCTACTACCCATATAGGATTAGCTGTTAAGTTCATAATGTCTACTACTTGGCTTTTACGTTTATTGTGCTCTAACTGTAGAGACTCTATGATCTCTATTTCTCCAGTACCCCATACTGAGTGGGTCTTTGGGTAATCAATGAACCTGACTATAGGGAACTTTCCATCCTTATAGGGGTTAGAGGAATCTTTTAATACTACTCTATTAGCAGCAACTATCACTCTCCCATTGGGATACTTCTTCTGTTTAGCAAATACTTCCACATCTTCACCTGATAGTTCAATCTTTTCTTTATAATCCTCTACTGTTCTGTCTTTAAACCAACACTCCAGCACTAGGGCACAATCTCTTTCTCCTGATAGGTTCTTATCTGGTTGTACTCTGTGTCCTTCTTCTGGGTAGAGTTCTTTAATTTCTTCTAAGGTCTTTATCTCAGCTATAATAACAAAGGCAGCATTCTCTAAGTCTCTAGCATTAGGATCAACATAAACTGATTCAGGCTTTAGAGGTATTACTTCTATGTCCCCTTTGGGTCCTTTTTCTTTACACCAGTTTACTTTAACAAATGAGGTTCCTAATATTAGAGCTGTCCTAAGAACATTTGGTAAAAGATAATCTAAATCACATACAGAAGTCCATACATAGTCCAATACTTTACCCATAGTTTCCGCATACTCTATATCATCATCTGATTGAGGAAGAATATATACTCTAGGTGGTTGATCGGTCATAATAGGCACAATAGTTTCTACATTGCTAAAACAGAAGTTAGTTACAAGGGAAGCTTTATAGGAGGGTCTTCCACCTTCCCAATGGTCAAAGTTATATAACTTCATCCACTTTACCCAATCAGCATCAGGTCTGCCAGATTTAGATTCCTCGTAGCGTTTTTCTACAAAGTTCCATACAGACTTCTCTTGGTCTGTAGTTTCAAACTCTTCCATTCCCATTAGTTCTTTTATTTTTTTAATCAACTTGTCTCCTAAAGATTATACCAGGTTTCTCTTTTTGTTGTAGATATAGGAAGTATTCCTCCATGTTCATATTCTTCTTCTTTATCTACTACTATCTTCATCTTACCAATAGGGTTTGTTTGATAAGCTTGTATTGCTAGTTGTATAGCAGTTACTCTATCATCGTGCTCTCCCCATTGGGCTTGTGTTTTTCCACTAGCATCATATATGTAGACACACAGCTCATTTAATAGGTCTATACTAGATAATCCTATACTTCTTTCCCTAATGTATTTACCTAAGTCATCTACCATTAGAGGTTTAGTTGTGCTGGAAGTGAACCATCCAATCTTCTCTTTCCATTCATTAGTTAGTTCATCAAATATCTGGCGGTAATAGATGTTCCAGTAGTTCTCTTTTAGTACATTAGCTGTAGATAATCCGTGATTATTTATCTCTAAGCAGATTAGGGCATCATTATAATACCTGGCAAGATATTCTAAGTCCTTAGCAAATATATCGGGGTCTCTGGTTCCGTGCCATTCTGCTACTTGTTTGAGGTCTACTTTCCTTAGTACTTGAGCACAACTGGAGTCTTTTCCCTCGGTTCCTTCTGCTGTATCAGCACCTATAATGTACTCTTCACCATCTGCTGGTGCTACCCATATCTTTAAGTGTCCATCCTTCTTTTCTTCAAAAGAGATTGCTCTACCCCCAGATGAATTATCATACAAACTAATTAGTTCTCCTTCTAAACCAGGAGGTTGTGCTTTCTTCTTGTACCAGTTAATAGCTTTTATGTCATATACTGGACTACCACCTGCTAAGAACGCTTCTTCTTCATTACTAGGGTACTCTCTTGCAAATAGGTTTGGGTTCTTAAACTCTTTCATCTTTTCTCTTCTCCACTTTATTTGGCAGAGTTTAAGCCCATATTGTTCTTTTATTTCTTCTTCTTCCTCAGTTAGTGGGAAATTACTTACTTCATTAGCTAATAGTGGGAGGGTATATTCTTCAAAATCATGCCAAGCTAGGAATATTGGTCTAAATGCTGATTTGTTCTTTTTTGCTCTTTGCCACTCATCATAAAAGTAACCACCTGACATGTTACCAGTGGACTCTAATAACACCATAGATTCTGTTATAAAGGGTACTGATTGGAGAATTGAGCCAATTAGTTCCTCTGTTTTGTTCCCCCAAAAAGCGACCTC